CAAATGTGAGTTTGACTCCAAAACGAGTAGCGGCATATTCAAAGTGGTCAATGCAAACTGAACAGCAAGCATTACCAGCAATTGAAGAGCTTTCTAGACGCAACTTGATCACTAAAATCGATCAGGCTAGGGATCTCGCGATTCTGAACGGATCGGGTTCAGGCGGCCAGCCCGAAGGCGTTTTGAATACCACTGGAATCGGAAATATTGCTCTAGGAACTAATGGAGGGTCGGTTAGTTTGAACAATTTAATCGATCTAGAAGGTGCTTTATCTGAAGACAACGCTTTAACTGGGTCTCTTGGTTACATTGCTCACAGCAAAATTATTAACCAACTTAAGAAGGCTCGCGCAGGTGGTTCAACAACTACTGACGGCGCCTACCTATGGAATAGCAACCTTCAGGACATCAGCAGAGGTAGCACACCGGGTTCAATTAATGGGTACTCAATAAGAGAAAACAACCTATTACCAACAAACCTAACTAAGGGTTCTGCTTCAACTTGTACTCCTATTATTTT